CCTGAAAGAAGGGCGCAACTCGAAGAAGAACTAAACAACGCAATAGCCTTGCGTGATGCGCTTGTGGCCGGTGCGGCCGCGGCGGCTTCCAAGGGTATTGAAAGTTTTTCCCTTGATACCGGCATAGCAAAACAATCAACAAAAAATTATAATATCAAAGATTTAAGCATGGAAATAAGGAACCTGAATGCTGATATCAGCCGCTACCGAAGAATATTGAACGGAACTGGTTTAATGAATATAGATATGAGGCGGCTAGGTAATTGAGTATTGAAGCCGGTATAATCGAGATCGTTGCCAATATGTTTACAGGCTCAAAGCCTGAACCTGATAAATCTTCCGCCTTACCTTTAAAAGAAGCGCCCGCAACGAATGGGGCTGTTAATTCCAAGGCTATTTATAGCAACAGTTATTATAATACTGCTTTCGGGGGCGGCGCTAAATTCTCCGGAGGTTTATCCGGGCAATATATGGGCCACGTTCTTAACCATGCTTTGATATTAAGGAACGCTCGAAACATGATGCACGATTCGCCCGAAGCTCGATCTATAGTCGATCGTTTCGCTGATCTTCAGGCTGATATAGGTATCAGATTAGAAAGCGCTCCGATTGCTTCGATACTTGGAATAAACGAAGAGTTTGCCCGCGCCTGGGCGCAAGATATTGAACAGAGATTTCATTTGTATTGCATGGATAAAAAACAACATCGATCCGAAGATATGTCTTTATATCAATTTCAACGTTTTTATGCTTTCGCGCAACAGCGTGATAATGATATGTTCACGCGCTTGCATTATAATAATGATAGTGGACTTCAGAGCCCTTTACAGTTCGAAGCTATCGATCCTACACAGGTAAGGGGAAGTTCATTCACATATACTTCTTTTCCCGCTAACTTAACTGTTAAGGATGGGGTAATCAGGGATGATAGAAAGCGGGCGATGGGTTATGTTATTTATGTAACTCAATCTGACGGAACAATAAAAGAAGTAACTATCCCGGCTATGGACAAGGAAAGAAACAGGCGTTTCATGTTACATGGTTTTCAGCCGGAGTATGCGGGCCAGGTAAGGGGATATTCCCGGCTTGCTCATGTTATACAGGAATTTCAGAAATTAACAGATTTTAAATTAGCGCACGTACAGAAAGCTATCAACGAAGCAAGCTTATTCATGGCTACACAGAATAAGGATCGCGCACCAAGTAACCCATTAGAGGGCTTGATATTATCTCAACAGGCCGGGCCCGCAAGCCTTCAGTTCGGTTCTGATCCTACACCTTCTCCGGATGCCCAGAATGTAACCCCGGAATCCAGGGAACCTTTAAGTTATTGTAACCTTCCTTCCGGGCCACTTATTAAACCGGGCCTGGGTATCTTCACAGCAAACCAGGGCGACGAGATTAAGCTTTTTGATGGTAAGACACCTTCCGCCCAATATGATACATTTGTGAACGCTTACACGGCTTCTTTAAGTGCTTCCGTTGGTATGCCGATAGAAGTTCTTCTAATGAAGTTCAATCAGAACTATTCGGCTTCACGCGCTACATTAATATTACTTTGGCGAACCCTGGAAATGTTCAGAATGGAAATGGCTTATGATCTCATGAACCCAATATTTGAAATGTGGTTATCTGAAGAGATCGCGGCCGGACGAGTCCAGGCCCCAGGATGGTCAGACCCGCGCCTTCGTATGGCATGGTTAAATAATTCCTGGATAGGTTCACCAATGCCTGATATCGATCCTTCGAGAACGGCGAAGGCAAAGAAGGAACAATTATCATTAGGCATAACAAATGCCGAACGTGAATCAAGGGGGCAGAATGGTTCGAGCTTTGAAGATAACAGAATGAAGCTTACTGAACAGTATGGAGAGCCGCCGCCGCCGCCCTGGCAAAAACCCGGTTCAGGTGGATCGGCTACGGATGTGGAAGCGCTTTTATCCGGTTTCCTGATTGATATAGAAAACATGTTTGAAGAACATTCCGGAGGGTAAAAAAATGGCAAGTCCTGTTTTTGTAGATTTACCGAAAGACGTATTCACGAAGGTAGCTGAAAACGTATCAACCGGTGTAATTCATAAAATATTAAGCGGCCCCGGTCAGTACCTTTATACATATGTTCAGCCTACGGGTGATACGGCTCCGGATAATGATAAGACTTTAGGGGTTCCGATGTTCATAGGAACTGATAGGGAATCGATTCAGGCAAACCCCGGCGCTGATATCTACATTATGTGTCTGGATAAAGCCGGAAGGGTAAGGGTGGATGTTTAATCTTCTTACTTATATAGGTAACGGGAATCCGGTTCCTTATTATCACCAGATAGCTTCCAGTATTCAGATCATTCAGGGCGGCGCTACGGTAGGGGATGTAACCGATATCCAGAGCTGGAATGATGAAAATTTCTTACAAATTCAGGAAACGGCCGGAACTCCGGCGCTTGAACTTCTGGTTAATTTCGAGAACGTGGAAAGTATCAGGCGTATCGTGATAGTTCCATTATATGATGGGGATGATAATCATAATTTCGTCGCGGAACTTCGTGATTATGATGCGGCTAATTATAAGCGCCTGACACAGATAAAACACAGTCTTGATAGACTTCATTTCTTCATTGATCTTCCGGTTGATGATGATCCTTATATAGATGAGAATAAGAACGCACAGGTAAGACTATGCCATGTAACTTCCGGGAATGTGGTGCATGATTTCAAGCTTTTTTATATAGCGCTTGTGAGGTAATGAAATGATTGGTAACGGTAATCCTTTAAGTCCCTTTGGAGCAATTATCAAGCTCGATATTGAAAACGCGAAGATTGTGGAAGGTATTTGTTTTACAATGCGGAAGCGCTTTGATATAGCGGCGCTCGGGGTTCTTGATATTGTATTTGATCCCACTAACTTCGATAAAGAAACATTGGTAACGTTGCCTTTGAGCTTTAACGGAATAGGCGGCCCCATTGATATAGACTTTTATCATGATGTTAATGCTGATCAGGATGGAACAGAACTTGTTTCTTCTAATAGAAATCACAAGGTTATTGTTACTAATCCTGCTACGGTTGTTATAAGACAAAATCCGAGTAATGTAAATATAGGCGGTGCAATTAAACAGGAATTATTAATTCCTTCTAATGGGAGCGGGGCGGGTAATACTTCATCCGGTGATGTAGCTGAGCCGCTTGTTATGCTCCTGGATAAAACGAAAAAATGTCTTTGGCGCTTTACAAATACTGATAATTCCGATTCGGCTAGATTGGGTGTTGTAATGACGTGGTTCGAGGTTCCATATTGACAGAAAAAAATATAAAAGATAAACTGGCTATACAGTGAGGTAAAGAGAATGAAGATTATCCCGATAAGTGGTGTAATAGGATGGGCCGTCGAACCTTCCCAGATACGCGATTACCTGAACGAAGCCGCGGGGGAAGATGTAAGGATAGAAATCAATTCTCCAGGCGGCTTTATCTTTCCGGGCCTTGAGATATTTAACCTTATAAAAGGTTACGAAGGGAATGTGGAATGTAGAATAGTGGGCCTGGCCGCTTCTATGGCTTCATACATAGCACTTTCCGGGGATACTGTCACGGCTGAAGATAACGCGGTTTATATGATACATGATGCACGTTCCGCCGCGGCCGGAACCCATAGGGAATTTACTAAACTGGCAAAGCACCTTGATAGCCTTTCTAATATGATAGCAAAGGCATATGTAACCCAGACCGGAAAGAAAATGTCCGAAGTAAGGGAAATGATGAAGGAAGAAACATTTCTTTTCGGTGATGAAATGTTAACACATGGTTTCGTTGATAGGATGCTTGAAAGCAAAAAGAAGAAGGATAAGGCAACCGCAATTATTGAAGGTGAACTGGCTTTCGCCGCATGTATGACAACAATGCGCGATATGCCTGAAGCAAGTAATGATATAGAACGGGCCGTAGCTCTTATTAATGGCCATAAGCCCGATATAGGTAAATCATATCTTTCCGATTACCTTAACCGTATACTCGATAAGAAATCCGAAGGATCGAAGGAAGAGCGCCTTAAGCTTATCGATGGAATTTATGAATCCACTTCTATCGATCCGAACGCTGTTCATAAGACATTAAACGGAAGTTATAAAACACCTTCGCTCGATCTGCTTCAGATTTTTTCGGCGGGGCTCGATATTCCTTTGATGTCCTTAAGGGAAATGGCTGAAAAAGATGGCATGGTTTACGAAGAAGAAATGGCTATTCCGGCTGAAGTAACATGTTCTATTATGAAGTTTCATGATATTTCTGAAACGGAATATGAAGCGGCTGAAAATTTCGAGCCTGAAGCCCCTTATCCGAATGAACATGCTTGCCGGGTTCGTGAACCTGGCCAGTTTGAAAAGGGTTCGTTCAGGCGTATATCAAGGCGGGCGGATGGTAAGAAGCTTTCAATTATTATAGGAAGGCTGAAAGGTAAAGATACCACTTCTACACAGGCTTTCAGGTATCCAAAGGACGAATGGACGGCGGCCCAGGCCCGTGAACATTGTAACAGGAATAAAGGTAAGACATTCGAGCCCGCGACGGCTAAAGGTGGTTGCGGGGGTGGAACATGAAGTGATAAGAAATCCTCGGTCGAGGAAAACAATCAGGAGGTTTCAAACATGAAGAGCAAACTGGACGAACTTCTGGAAGGTAATCCAGAAGCAAAGGCCGAATTTGATGAAAAGATCAAAGCGGCCGCGGCGGATGGCGTAAAGGCTTTCCGCGAAGGTATGGGAACCGTTATGAAAATAGCGGTATCGGCTGTCTATCCTACCCCTATCCGCGAACTTGCGGCGAAGGTTCTTAATGACGAAGAGCCCAGGGCCGCACTTACCGCGGCCGTTGCTTCCTTTGATGCGACAACGGAAAAGGGGAAGGGAGAAGAGGCGAAGAAAGAAGGGGATAAACTTCCCCCCACTGGCGGCGATGGGCCTTCGGGGCTTTCTGAAGACGGCTTCATTCGCACGGCTGAAGACCATAAGGCCGCTATCGATCGGCTTAAGCAGGGGGTATAATCAATGCAGACAAGAACGGACATAACAAACACGCCTTTCATAAGGGAAATATCCGGCGGCGCTTACGGTACTTCCGGCGCTGTTATTAAGCAGAACGCGGCCAGGGCCGGTGATCTGGTATTCGGGACAGTCCTCGGACGTTCCGCGGTAGTGGCCGGTGCGGTAACTCCGGACGGTGGCAATACCGGCGACGGTGTTGTTGATGAATTCGCGGTTTCCGGCGGCCCGGTGATAGCTATTCCCGGGAACTATAACCTCGAATGTATCGAAGCCGTAGCAGAAGGCGGAATATTCAAGCTCGAAGACCCTAACGGGGTTATAGTGGCTGAATATCTGCCCATGAATACAGGCTCGGGTGGTTCGGTAACATTCGATATCGGCGGCCTTACATTCCAGATCACGGATGGCGCGGCTGATTTCATAGTAGGCGATAAGTTCGCCCTTGCGGTCGCGGCTGATTCGGATTATGTTCCCTTCGCTCCGGACGGTGTGGGCGGCGCTCAGAACATAGTCGGAATCTATGTGGGCCAGGACATTGCAGAAGCGGACATTCAGGCCGGGGATGTTACAAATAAGCTTGTACTTCTCGGGGGTAATCTCACTGTCACGGCCGATGATGTGGTACTTGACGACGGTGCGAGCGATCTTGACACGGTTCTTCCCAGTGGCAGAACCGTTAAAGAAGAACTAAGACTTCTGGGTATCTTCACTGAAGACACAGTGGCTATATCCGGATTCGAGAATTCATAAGGGGGTATCATAATGTTACTTACTTCACCTTCTTCAATTGACGGCTTTACAAGGTTCATGACCGAAGCCTACGATGAACGCGATATGATCGGGGTTTCAACCGGCGGCCTTGCGTTCTTCGGAAGGCCCGAGGCGGGCGGATCGAAGACATACTTCAGCCCCGATGCGCTTGTAGTAGACATCGATATCGTAAGGGGTAACGAACGGCTTGCCGCCCTGGTTCCACGTGGCTCGATCACTACACTTCTGGGGCCTAACCAGAGGAACACGGACGATGTAAGGTTTTCTAACATCGCCCGTTCATTCCCGCTTTCTGTTGAGGCCGGTAATGTCAATGCAAACCAGATTTTGCAGAGGATTCCCGGCGAAGCCCAGAGCAATTCCGGTGTAACCAAATACGATCGGATGCGCTCTCTTGCCATGAGGCAGATAAACGAGAACAAAAAGCGGCATATCAGGCTATTCGAGTATCTTGCCTGGCAGTCGCTTTTGACCGGAAAGCAAGATTCCATACTGGGCGATGCTTCCACTCAGTATGATTTCTATCGCGCGGCCGGAAACGATATCACGGTTGGTACGCCCTGGGATAACGTGAACGCTACGATCATGAGCGATATCGATGATCTTTGCAAGCAGATTCGTATTCAGGGTAAGGCAACGGCCGATATGGTGGTTATCGGTTCAGAAGCCCTCGAAGCGGCCGTGGAAAACGCAAAGCTTGCGGCGATCGCGGATAACAGGCGCTTCGAGCTTATCGAGATCAACGATAAAATGCCCGTTCCTGACAGGTTCGCGCCCTTCATCGCCGGTGGAATGATAGCCCGCGGCCGCCTTATGACGGCTTCAGGTTATGAGCTATGGGTATTCACCTATAACGAGATATACAACGATGCGGCCGGGGATGCACAGTATTACATGCCACAGGATGAAGCTTTTATCTGTTCATCGAAGGCCCGTGCAGATCGCTATTTCGGACCGAGTGAAAAGCTTCCCCCGAGCGCCGCAAAGGCCGCGTGGTATATGGAGCGCTTTGGCATTGATATCGTTTCCGGGCCGATGCTTCCGGATCTCAAGGCCGCGCCGGGTGTTATCGCTCCTGGTATGTTCTATCATTGCGCCTGGGAGTCCGATAACGAGACAACAATAACAATCGAGTCACAGGCGGCCCCGATCTTCGCAACGAACCAGACAGACGGTTTCGGGCGGCTTCAGGGCTTGATAACACCTTAAGGGAGGGTTTTGAATGGCAAACGATAAACTATACTGGAACGGCGAAGGAAGCCTGAAGGTAGCGAAGGGATCAACCGTGAAACGCGGTGATGAAATCCCCGCTAATGCCCTTTCGGCCGAACGTGTCGCCTTTTTCCAGAAGAAGGGGCTTATTTCCACATCGCCTATAAAGATGGTCGTAAACGGCGATAAGGAACTGAAGAAGGAAAACCGCGATCTGGTCGCCCAGGTCAAGAGCCTGAAAGCGGAGAACGCGAAGCTCGAAAGCAAGCTCGAAACCAGAACAGGCGGCAACGTGGAACTGTCTAACAAGGTTGCCGATCTTGAGAAGGAAAAAGCAGAGCTTACGAAGGCCCTTGAAGCCGCGAAGGAAGCGGCTAAAAAGGAAGGCGTGAAGCCCGGTATTTTTTCAAAGATGTTCGGTAGCGAAGGGTAACGGTTATGGCTGAAAAGACAAAACTGAAATCCGGCCATGTCGCGCTTGAGGAAGGACAGAAGGTATATCATGGCGGCAAGTGCTACCGTGGACAATGCCCGGAAGAAATTCTTAAGCCGAAGAAACAGGATACTAACCGGCAAAAGGCGGAAAAGCCTTCAAACACTCCCGCCGCTACCGATAAGGGTAGCGGCGGGGATAGCGGTAAGTAAGTGGTCGATAACTTAAGAGAGGCCAGTGAAAGCGCCCTGGAATGCACGTTAGAAGGTTCCTGGGCGCTTCCGGCCGAACTAACCGATCCGGATGGAACCACTACTATATATCAGGGCCAGGTAATGTTCAGTTACATGGATATCAGGCCCGATACCGGTGAACCTGTTGTGATTGAAAATCCGGTCGTGACGTTACGCTTATCCAGTATGGAACGTGTTCCGGAGCATGGCGAAGTATGGGTAGTTAGAATCCCTAATAAGCCTTCTTTATCCGCGCCGCTTGTAACTTATGTACTTGATAAATCAAAAGCGGCCAGAAAAGATGGTTCATTAGGTATTATAACTCTCTATCTTAAAAGGGCTAAACAGAAATGAGCAATCAGTTAACAAATAATTTCATATTAGTAAAACGTTCTTTAATAGATAATGTTCTTAAGCCGCATGAACATCTTTTTCAGGTTATCGGACATCAAAGACAAACAAAATCGGCCGATGATATAACATACTTGCGGACGGTTCAGGCTTATTTTTCGGGCGCTCAGATATCAAAATCAGCGCGTGGCAATACTGGCGATTTTATGCACGATCTAAGGTTTATGATTGATTTAACAGTGGCCCGCGCTTCTGAAATAGATGTAAGTGTTTTTGATAATCCGGATTCAACAGCCGCGCAAAAAGCTTCGGTTTTAAAATATAGCCTTGAAGCGGCGGCGGTAGCCGATGAAGATTTAGATGATCTTTATGGAACTATCTTAACTATTCTTAAATCAACGGAGAATAGTAATCTGGGTATCGATGAAAAAATATTAACATTATCCAATCTCGATATAACCCAGTTTGAAAAAAATGATCCGGTTGAAGAAGGCGGCCTGGTAGTTGTTACAGGAACACTATTATTAACATGTCGTATAAAGGAAAAAGTAACAAGTCCGGATGGGATTTTAAGCGATAAAATTATAGAAAGCAATATCGATATAAATGAAGACCCGGTTCAACAGACCGGCACGAAAACCGATAGCGGAGGTTAAAGTTTATGAGTATTCAGCCCGATTCATTAGCAAAGGCAACAGGGGCCGGGGTAAAGAATTCGGCATTCAAACAGGCCGTAACTGTATTACCCCGAAAGGTTCTTGTATTCGGTGTATTCGATCCGAGCAAGGCCGCCACGGTAACAGAAGATGTTCCGGTTCAGGTCAATAGCCCGGAAGATGCCGGAAGTAAGTTCGGCTTCGGGTTCATGATCGAAAGGCTTGTAAGGCGCGTGTTCGTTGGTACTAAGGGGGATATTCCCGTTTATGTATCTCCACAGGCGGAAGACGGCGGGGCGGTACAGGCTTCGGGGAACGTAGATTTCGCGGGTTCAGCGGGAGTAAAGGCCGGGGATGTTAAGCTTTACATCGCGGGCGATCTGGTAGTTAACTTCACGGTCGCGGATGCGGACGACGAAGACGCGATAGCTATCAAATGCGCGGCCGCTGTGAATGCGATAAAAGAACTTCCCGTAACGGCTGCGGTAGACGGTGTAACAACTTCCCAGGTTAACTTTACTGCCAAATCCGGCGGCACATGGGGAAACGATATATCCATAGCGTTTAACCTCGAAGTGGGGGATGAACTTCCTACAGGTGTAACCGCGGCTGTTGTGGATATGTCCGGCGGCCTTACTGTTCCCAGTATCGCTAATGCCCTTTCGGCCCTGGGTGACGGCACGGACGCAAACGCCGATTACTTTACCGACGTGGTTCACGGCTACCAGTTGGATTCTACTACACTGGACGCTTTTTCGGCTTACGTTGGTGAGGGTGATGAATTCAGCGGGCTCTATGATAAGCTTGTGGCGCGTCCGTTCCGCGTATTTACCGGCGATGTAACAGCCGGAACCGCGGGGCTCGATGCCCTTATAGTCATTTCGGATGATCGTCTTACTGACAGGGGTAACGGTGTTATCCCCGTTCCCGGATCGCCTTCACATCCTTCCGAGATCGCGGCGAATACGGTAGGCTATATAGCCAGGATAAATAATGTCCGCGCTGAAGAGTCTTATGAAGATGGTATCCTTGAAGCGGTACGCCCAGGGGATAAGGCGGACAGGTGGACGGCTGACTATACAAACGGCCGCGATAAGGCTGTTAAGAACGGTATCAGCACTACAAAGGTAAAGAACGGTGTTGTTACGCTTCAGGACGTGATTACATTCTATCGCCCTGAAAGTGTGCCCGTTGATAGTAACGGCTATCGTTCTGCCCGCGATATCAGTATTACACAGAATGTTCTTTATTCAACTGTCAATACCTTTAACGCTGAGAAGTGGAAAGGTATCTCGATAGTCGAAGACGTTACTAAGGTAACGAACCCGGATAGCAAGATCAAGGCCCGCGATATCAATTCCATTCGTCAGGAACTTGTTCAGCTTGTAAGTTCCTGGGCTCAAAGGGCCTGGTTATATAACGATACCTTTTCTATCAACGAGCTTAAGAAAGAAGGCTCTATCGTTATAAGGCCGGGGGGTAAGGGATTCGATTTCACCTTAAGGGTTGTTTACTCGGGTGAAGGCGGTATCATAAACGGAACCATAGAGTTCGATATTTCACTAGCTATCGTACTGGGCTAAAGGGGGTAAATCATGGCCGATGTAAGTGGAAGCATTAGCGGGCTGATCCTGGACGGCATTTCCTTCGATGTCCAGGCCGAAGCAGACTTGAACCAGATGGGCAGTGGTTTCGAGAAAACTTCCCAGGCAAGTTCCGGAAGGAAC